ACCTTACCAGCAATCGAATTGTTAGTGACTCCACCATTTACATCGTGCGAACCTTCGATAAACAAGACTTGCTTATAATCAACAGAAGCACTGACACCATAAGAGTTATCAGTAGCATAAGCACCTTCTACACTTACCCCAAATACATCATTCTTCTTACCACCAAATCTAGTTTCAAGTTTGAGTCCTGCTTCACCAACGTGAGTTGTTTGATTGAATGCCTCAACAGTTCTAGCAGATTGAATCGAACCAGTTTCGGTGTATGCATTTCTCTTGATATTAGAAACAGTATATCCTAAGAATGGTTTAAACCATCCAGAGTTATTTGCATACAATCTATTATGTACCCACCACTGTTGTCCACTAGTTTCACCAGCATTATTAAAGACACCTTCTACAGTTCTAGTATAGTTGTAGTTGTCTAGTGATGCACCAGCATTTGTAACTAATGCAAGATCTCTACCATGGAAACTATTGAACAATCCAATATGTTGTCTGGTTGATTGTGTCCTTGAGTCAACACCATTAAGGTTTATGTTGACTTGATTATACTGAGCACCAGCAGTCCATCCTTTTGTTAGATCATACTCAAAACCACCACCAAGAATTCTGCCATCAGCAGTATACCCATCAGCATTATATGATTGAGTGAATCTGGTGTTTTCAAATACTCTGAATCTTTTCTTATGATTCGTGATTGGTTCGTGATCTAATAGTCCATTAATAGAATCATTCACTCCATCAAGAACTTCTAGTTGATCTACACGACCAAAGTAATCTCTCGATGCATAATACTCTGCATATGATGTGCTGGTCTCATATGTGATAACAGAAGGATCTGTTGTGACTACAGTAGGAGCACCGTTGGTATAGACCTTTGTATAAACTGGTGTAGTTGTTACTGTTCTGATTGTTGGTGTGGTAACTCCAGTTGTGATGTGATGATTGACCTTTTGCTTTGAATCATTCTCAGTTGCGTTGAATCTATGTGTTTGAGTAACTGTTGGTGCTGCACCAGAAGGAGCATATGCGGTTCTCTGAACATCATAGGTTCTTGTCTTTACCCAATCGGATACTGTTGCTTGAGTAACTACAGAGGTTCCGTTATTGTCATCGGTAGTTACTGAGGTTGATGTTGGACTTCCGTTGTTAGTTACAGTTGATCCATCACTATAGGTATCAACAGTCGTAGGGGTAGTTGTTGTAACTGTTGTAGTTGTAGGAATGGTGATAACTTCGGTATCAGTGTAATGAGTTTCTGTCTGATTACCATTTGCATCAGTTCCCATCACATGTCTGTGAGGATTGTTAGTTACAGTTCTAGTCCCTGATGAGGTAGAAGTTGTGACAATATCAGCACCAGCCGCAGTTGATACTACTGTTGGAGTAGGGGTAGGAGTGGGTGTTGGAGTTGGTGGTGTTACTGCCTGTCCTGTTGAATCGTTGATACCATCTCCATCAGCATCACCAGAAAGAAGACCTGCCGAAAGAGAAACAGTTCCAGTACGAATTACTTGTGATGATGGATCCCAATCCATTGTTGGTTGTGCAATAGGATTATAAGTAAACTGATAATCACCTGCTCCTAAACTTGTAAATGTTACACCCTGCCAGGTATAACTTTGTGTTGAACCGTATAATGCTGCAGGATCACCATAAGGAATGAGATTTACTCCATCAGACATGAAGTAGTTTGTTCCAGGAATCAATCCAGTTGGTTCAGTATTCTGTATCAAAGTCCAGTTAACTGTTGTAGGGGCAAAGGTATTTCCATTAACACCCTGTAGGGTCATGGAGCCTTCTGTAAATGTAGTTCCCTGGTGCCAAGAACCATACCAAAAAGTAACTGAACCGTTGCCATCACCAACATATCCTAATGAGTTGGTGTGTGCTAATGCTGCTGGTGCTCCCATCAAAAGAGCAGACGCTACAGCAAGCGCCCTTGTGGTGTAAGACATATAAAAGTCCTCTATGAATCAGTGTGTACTAAACAAAACAAACCGAAGTGTGTTTAAAAGTAAAGTATTCACCGAATCACAGAGGACTCGGGGTATGTAGATTCAGATCAGAAGATCAAGAATCAGTATTGATTGCAACTATTTATCCTTTTTTCCAAGCTTCGCCTTCTGCCTTACGGCGTCTGGCGAGTCCTGCTTCTACATTTGAACCAGGATTACGATAAAGGAATAAAGCATCAGGTACTTGGTCCCACTCTTTATTCTTCAGGCGTTTAGTAATAGTATTAAAGTTATCGCCACCGTAGAAACCAGCACCGAGATTATAAGCAAAGCTGAGCAGAGCGCCTCTTTTTCCATCTGACATTTCATTCCAGTGTGGGATTTTACGAAGTGCAGGAAGAAACTCCTTCTTGCATTGTTCAATCAGAAGTGAATCTGCTTCTGCCTGTGTAAGGGTATCACCAAGTTTGAAGGCTGAACCATCTTTTTTACGAGTGGATCCCCAACCAATAGTGATTGGCAGACCCCCAGTGAGAGGATCTGGATATGCCTTTAAATGGCATCCTTCAAACTCTTTGATTAATTTGATGCCCATTTGTGGAACATCATCGCCACCAGTTACAGGAGCTGCAGCAGCGGCAGGGGCTGGTGCAGCACTAGTCTTTTTTCCGCGATAGATCTCTGCCCAATCAACATTATCTTCTAGATATTTGACTGGTAGATTATCTTCCAACCACTGAACTGCTTTAACGTGATTAGGATTCTTCTCGTCATAAAACTTGAAGAAGTTATGTAGGTCAATCCTTGCCATTTGGTCCTCCGAAATACTTTTGATACAATTGATTTGCTTCTACATGTTTACCGTGATTAGTCAGATCCTTAATGATCTTGAGCATCTTTCTTTTAAAATTAGTCGAAGATTCTTCCCCAGCCATCATTCCCTCCTGGACACCAGCGGTGCTTGAGAACTGCTTTGGTGTAAATGGTCTTCTTACCATTCGTTACAGGTCCAGTATAATTATCATTCAGAGAACCATAAGGATCATTGACAAAATATCCTTTACCATCTGGTGTCTTACCGATAACTACACACATGTGCCCACCAGTAGGTGCAGATAAAGAACCACGGTGGAGAATACCAATAACGACAGGTTTCCCAGCGTCAAGACTTTTATCAATATCAGCAAAAGAAAGATTGTAACTAAAGTGTGACTTAACTCCATAACCCGCGAGAACTTTGGTCTGTACCGCATGGTCAGTCGTATCGCCAATCGCAAATACTTTCTTGACATATTCATCGTCGCCTTTAATGCTTCCTGGTTTGAGGAATGCAAGGCACATAGCGCACGATGAACTGTTACAAGTTCTATGTGCATCTCTGTAATTATCTACTTGGTTAAAGTATGGAACTGCAAGTACTTCTGGAGTTGGTGGTTTCGTTCTGAACATTCCAATCCAGTCAGTCTCTGCATCATCCAGAAATTCAGCAGGTAGGTTATCTTCTAACCATTGAACTGCTGCTACGTGATTTGAATTGTTTTCGTCGTAAAACTTAAAAAAGTTGTGAAGGTCAAGTGTCATCTTCCTCTCCTATGAACTCTAATGAGAAAATATCATGATCTGGAATATTCGGATTCAACCATTCACTAAATTCAGATTGAATCGCATGGGCATTTTCAATACATTTTTTGTCACAGAGAGTATGAATGCGGTCAACTGCCCAATCATGAGTTGTCTGAAGAGTCTCTTCCAAAGTTACCATAATCTTTTCGCATGTAGCGTCCTAGAATATTGCTATTGTAGTACGCTGGACTCCCATCGTCAAGAGACTCGATCAACACATTATTTAGGAAGAGCTGTTTTGTTTCTTCATAATTACATTCCCCCTTTGTCTTATGAAGACTTATGATTTCTCTATTGAAAAACTCTTTACCGTATTTTTTTACATCCTCTTTAAGTTCTGGACAAGATCCGTAGTATTGCTTCCAATCAGACTCTTGTTTAACTCTTCTAGATTTGCCCTTTGGTGTGCGGTACGACCAGAAATACTTCCTGCCCCAATATTTACGATTATTCTTACTACAAGATATAAGATATACAAAACCAAAATTATCTTGAATATCAGAAGACTCAAAAATTTCCCCATTGAATCTCCAAGGGTTTTCATAACTCATACTATAAGATCTTTATGAGATATTATTTATCTTCAACGGGAACAAAGGGATTCTACTTATGTTTTGAGTGTTTGTCAAGGGGATTGATAAATATTCAATAAAGTCTTATACTAGAAATGTCAGTATATGTAAGAAACCTTGTAGTAGATACCAATGACGATTTTAGTGAAATATTTGAACTCGAACAGTCAGGAGGACTACCAGTAAATCTCACTGGTTTTGGTGCAAGTTGTTATATGAGAAAAAGTCCCGAAACCAGTTCTTTTAAGGCGTTTACTGTTGGGATTACAAGTGCTGTGGAGGGTAGAGTTCAAATATCAATGGCAAGTACAATTACTTCAACTATAAAACCTGGAAGATATGTTTATGATCTTTTGTTAGTGCGTCCGAATGGAAGCAAAACAATTGGTGTGGAAGGAAATGTTTTAGTTAGAGGAGGAATTTCAACTGGATGTTTCTAAAAATAAATAACTAAAAAGAAAAATGACAGTATATACTAGCAATATTGTAATTCATACAGGAACAGATTTTGAGCAAACTTTTCTTTTAGAAGATAGTCAAACTAATAGTGCTTTAAATTTGACTGGATATGAAGGATGTGCTCAACTTAAAAAGTATGAGTCTTCTACAAAAAGTGCTGATTTTGTAATAGATTTTGGAAATGATAGAACAACTGGTAGAGTTAAAATTTCTTTAAGTTCTACAACAAGTTCCTCTATAAAACCTGGAAAATATTTTTATGATGTACTTTTAAAAAAATCAGATGGAACTACAACAAGAGTTGTAGAAGGTACTGCATTAGTTAAAAAGGCAATTACTAGGTAATAAAAAAGAGGGTCGAAACCCTCTTTGAATCATTGCTTTTGTCTTTCTTCTGAACTCTTTCGCATTGCTTGAAGTGCTTTCACCTGAGCAGCAAGGCTTTCTTTCTTTGGTTTGAGATCGGGAGTTGGAGAAGTTGCAGCAACTTGATTTGTCTTAGCAACATCAACTGCTGCCTTCACACCTGCTTCACCGCCACCTGCTGCCTTAGAAGCGGCAAGTTCTGCTGAAGTTGGAGTTCTTCTCTCATACTTTATACCACCAGCAGTTACATTCTTAGACTGAATGGTTGGTGGTTGGGGCTTTGGTGTAGAATCTTTTGCAGTAGTTCTAGAAGTTCTAGGAGCAGTTGATTTTGAAGGAGTAGAAGTAGCAGCAGGTACTGCTTTCGATGGATTCATTGCCCAAGAATATTTTTTATCAAACTCGGCATCGGTCATAGTGATCTTGGGTTTTGCCGCAGGGGGTCTGTAAAATTCGGGATCCTTTCCAGGAGGAGTTGCGGCAATTTGTCTATTCATTGCCGCAATATCATCGGCAAAAGGATCTTTTGCTTTTGGTTTAGAGGCAGGTTTTGTTGGTGTAGTTGGGACATCGGGACGAAGCAAATTGATTGCTCTATTTTGATCACCCGCTCTTTGTGGAGTTGGTCTATCCGGAATACCAGTATTTGGAAGTGATTCTGGATTAGCAACTCTCATATATCCACTGTGTCCCTGATTACGAGCACGCTGCTGCACTCTATAAGCAGGCATTGCATTTGTACCAGTTCCGGTTCCAAGAGTTTTATCAATTCCAACATTGTATCTTGCGGCAGCAGAGGATGGTACATTAGCAGGTCTAAAACTTCCCTTAACTGGTACATTTTTACCACCAAATCCTAAAAATCCACCTTGCTTTTCTACATTAACGTACCCAGGAACAGTCACACCGTTTATTGTTTTTTGAGCAAGTACACGTTGTGCTTCAACAATATTCCGAATATGCTCTGTATCCATTTGAAGCATTACATAATGTGCTTCCGATAGTGTATCAGCGTGTCCTTCTGAGAGAAGATAATCTAATACAATATCATATGCTTCCTTTTTAACTGGTTGTTCTTTCTTTGGAAGTGGATTCTTTGAAAGAGTTTCGGCAGTCTTATTCATTGTAGCATCTTTACTTACCTGAATTTTTGGTTCAGGAGATCTTCCTGCATATTGATTTTGTGATAATGATTGTTGCCCAAGACCGAGATCTTTAACTGCTGGTGCCTGAACAGTAGGAGTTACAGGCAGTCTACTTCTCATGTCCTTCATTAAAGGATTATCAGTCTGAGCAGTTCCACGAATTCTTGCTCTTTCATCAGCAGCGGCAGCAAGTTTTGGATTTGATTTTCTCCAAATCTCCATACCCATATCCTTTACCTTCGCCATCTCAGCGGGGTCTCCGCTTCTTCTAGCGGCAGCAGCTGCCTTCATATAGTCTGCCACTGGCGATGGTTTAGGTGCCGCAGGAGCGGGTGTGGAGGGTGCTGGGGTTGTTGCAGCGGGTCTAGCAGGTGCAGGAGCGGGGGGGGTTGCTGGTGTTTGTTGTGGCGTAGGAGAAGGTGTTGGAGTACCTTGTGCTGGTGGTTTTTGAGCTTTTGCCTTTGCTTCTGCTTCTGCTTTTCTTTTTGCTTCTTGCTCTTTTGCTACTCTTTGAGATGTTTGAATATCTTTCTGCAATTGTCCTTTACCATATTTACGCTCTCTTTCAGTAGCATAGCGACTTAGATCAGATTCTAATTTTTTCTTATCTGCTGCTGATAAAGCACCAATATTAATTGGAACAAATTTTCCATTAACAATTCTACCTGGTTTTTGATTCTGAAGAACAAAAGATCCTTCTGCTGCTGCCTCGTGTAAAGAAAATTTATTTTTCATTTTTATTTCCATCCTACGATTTGACCGTTTTTAATAATCGGGGTTGAACCTTGACTTCCACCCGAAGGCGCTGCTGCTGGTTTTCTCCAAGGTTGCTGCATTAAATTTTGACTTACTCTAGATGTAGTTTCTCCAGCATCTCTCAGTGTAGTTCCAACAGTGGTTCTCTGTCCCCTTTCATATGCACCTCTTCCAAACATTGATCCTTCTGGACCTCTTTGACCAAATCTTTCCAATCCAGCAAGACCTTCAAGACCTCTGCCGACAGGTGCAAGGGTAAGACCAGCAGCCCCAGCAGTAGGACTATATGATGATGGATTAGTTGCCGCTCCGTATACTTCTGAACCAGCAACAGTTCCTGCTATACCGCGAGTTATTCTTC